TGGAATATTATTGTAATAGGATAAAATAGTTCCGAGACATAGATTTTGAACATCCAATTGAATGTCAGGACTATGTGCTGAACCTGATGTTGCTGCAGGAAGAACATGATATATTCCTTCTTGGTTCCAAAACATTGGATAACCCTGCATCTCAACAAATGAAGAACCAGATATAGCTTGTATATTGGATATCTTTGTTACATTGAAATCACTAGCTGTAAATCCAATACCTGAACTACCACTTATAAACCATATACCGTTAGCAGCAAATACAAGTAAACCAAACCTTAATGGGAATAGTTTATAGATCGCTCCTGATCCTGGAATAGTTATTGTTCCTCCATCTGAAGGAAGTAATGAAAACAGATTCTGTGAAGTGGGATCATTGTTTTCATAACATCTTCCAAAATTAAGAGGACTCTCTACTATCTGTGAGAAATATACAGTTTCAGTCCATGTCGTATTGGGAGCGTCTCCAATCGCAGGATCAAAAGCATTGATACCTGAATACCAAACTCTTCCTTGATAGAAAGCTCCTGTACTTGGTCGCGACACAGTTGTTATTGGCGTGAGACCAGGAATACTAGATGCTGAAGAACGATCTTGATTGAAAACACTTAATACGAAAGATCCTTTAGGAGCTGGAGACTGTACTGCTTGAACATTAGCTAGTGTTGTTAAAGGATCAAAAGAATTATCAGTCTTTTTATACAACCACCATATATCCGAATTAGAAGGATAGTTTCCAACAGCAGCAAACCAAGTATTGATAAAACCTACGTTAATCAAAGACATATTTACATTGGCTGCAGTATCAAAGAAATTACCGCCTTGCCAAAAGCCTGTTTGATTCAAAGGATGGTTGTTATTACTATTAAAATTAACAGTTATGGAAGGAGTTGTATAGGCCGTAACAACACCTGTTAACGTAACTTTTCCAGTGAGATTGTTATTGTTGGGGCCAGTCTTTGAACAAGGATTCACATCCATTTGAACTTGACTTCCAATAGTTACAACGGATGTACTACTTTGTGAAATCAATGTAAAAGTTATAGTTTGAGGTCCAGTATTCTGATCATTCAAAGGAATTTGACCTTTGTATGTAGTAATACCTGTCCAACCAGATCCTTGTGTCCATCCTTGATTGATTAAGTTATATTTGTGTTCATCATTCAGAGTACTAGGTCTAAAGTTATCAGCGACTCCTGTTTCTGGTATACCAACAAAATCTCTCATTTGCAGAGTTATTACATTTGCAGTTACAAGATTATTGTTAAAGATACAATAAAAAGGATCACAATTGGGATGAAATACAAACAAGTATCCATTGCCCATTGCATACTGACATTCTTGAAATACTGGATTAATTGTGTTATCCGCTCTAAATCCGAGAAGATTTACTACAGAAGGTAGACGAGTGGTCGATAAAGGACTACTTAGAGTAGCTGAACTCGATTTCCAGAAATGTAGATTGTTTCCAATCTGTTGTACNANTATCTGACTTGTTCCATCGCCACCTGCATTCAACCATCTAAAAGAAGATCTTGCAACTCCTCCAGCTGCATTGATACTATTCAGAGCAAAGTTAGATTCGTAGTTGATACCTCCACGACGTTCAACATCTCCAATTAAAGTATAAACGCAGTTCTGTGTATCAGTAGCTGCGTTTACAGGAAAGTTTAAGCCGGTGTATTCTGTTTTCAGTCCAGCGATAAAATGATTTTCAACGGTAGGAACTGGTTGTTGTTGTAGTGCCATTTACATTCCGTATCGCATCCATCTCCACACAGGATATCCACTAGCCATACCTGTTCTTGGAATTCTCGCAAAGTTATCAAGTTGATCAAAATAAGAAGGTTTGTTGGATTTTGATTTGGTCTTCTGAGTAACAGTCCACTGCCTTTGAATTTCTTGATCTGCCTTCTGATGAGCCATTTGTTTAAGTTCATAGAAAGCCAGAGATTTGCTCTCATTAAGAAGTAAAGGAAATTGAAGATCATCAAGTACAGGCACAAAATTATCTTGTAAAAGAAACGTAGGAAGTATCTGTCCATATGCTTCTGTCTTTGAAGCTTGAAGAGTGCTATCCTGAGTTTTATCGAATGAATCAAAGACAACAAATTGATTACCGATAATAGTACACATTCTTGGTTGTCTATCTGTAAAATATTTAAAGATGAAATTATTACCACCTTCTTTAAATAGATAAGACTTCACATTATTCTGAGTAAGATCTAAACGATCTGTTATCTCGAGAAAATAATCAATAGGTGTAATTTGAACATAGGCGTAGCCAGGAGGAACAGTAGGACCACTTCCCACCGTTTTTAGATCAGTATTTAGATCATGACTGAAAGATCCAAATTGACTATTTTGAGTATTATCCAGAGGATTAGTATTATAATATTTCAACCAGTCGATTCTACTGACACCTGTAGGTAATGACATCGAAACGGGGAAAGATGAATTATCCGAAGGATTAAGTTGGAACAGTTGAAGATCTAATGTAAGATCTCCTCTGGCCATGATATCGTAATACTTATTCTGAATAATCTGGGCTACCTGCATAGACTCTACTGTGTCTCCGATTGAGTTCACCTCATCGGAGGACATAGCAGATAGAATATTCTGAACCATGTTTAGTAGAGTTTGTTGAGCCATTACGATTTAAAAATCCTTGCAACTGCTGTTGCACCTGAGTATATGAAATAGAAACCAACAACAGCCATTAAGACTTGCCATTGATCGGGAGAAACTGGTTCTGTACTTCCATGCGTCCAAGTTTGAAGTACTTTATCCCAAAGAAAGATCTTGGTGATATAGGCAGAGGGGCCTACTGCGAGGCCTGCTCTAACCCACATATCTAAACTTGAATGTTGAGAATCTGCCAACAGAGCAGCTCTCTTGGCTTCAAGAGTGTTTATTCGCTCTTGGGCAGCCGTCTTATCTTCTTCAGTCTGAGCCTTAAGAAGAGCTATCTTCTCGTTGGCAATAGCATTAGTTATGCTGTTAATTGTCTGGAATAGGCCAGGAAGAAGAAGACCTAAGAAACTTAGCATTAGGCTACAGGAGCGGGAGTCGCAGTCTTAGCCAACGAGGACCATAGACCAACAACTATAGCAGAAGCAGCAGCGCCGATTCCACTAATAACGGCATCACCGTTCCAATACTGCATTCCATAATGCGCCACTAGAAAGCCACCGGCAGCTGCAATAGCTGCACGAATCCAGCCACCAAGCTGAGTGGGACCAACTAGTGTAGAAAGAACGTTAATTACACTATTCATTTTGTTTTCCTTTTAAAGAGTTTGAGAATTAAATTCCAGTAATAATCTACTATTATGTTCCAACTGCCACTTGGCAGTGGCAAGGAGCTCGTAGGAAGCTCACTGGTAGGTTTTTTAGGGGTGTCAGGTAGGGTAGTAGCGGGGGACATGAAAAGCTCATGCTCGGCCTTCCTACGACGTATTAGACCTGCTAGGACTCGTCCACCTGCTTTATTGTACTGAAGAAGATGATCAGCAGCTCCTACGTAATCCCCAGAATTAAGAAGAGTAAGTGCAGAAGCTTTTCCCAAAGCACCAGTATTAAAATGGAAAGAAACAAGAGCATCATACTGATTTTGATTGAGTGGTACATGAACTAGTCTGTTGACTTCTTCTTCGACTCGTCCGAGATCCGATCCGAGTATTTGATCGGCTTCGTCTTTGCTAAGTGTCTGTCCAGCAAATACGATAGGAGCCCCAGCAACGCTAGTATGCCCATACCCGATAGTAAGTACTCCATGAATTGTGTCCCCGGCATTAACGATGTGATCATTGTAGTCATCGTAAGATTGTAAGATCAAACCCTCAAAGGATTCAATCAGTTTTCTTCCGTTGAGGCTTGTCTTCATATTCTTTAATTTTTTCCTGTAACTGTTCAACTTGATGTTGAAGAGCGGTTATTGTAAATGCATATTCACCGAGTAAAGCTTTAACTTTCTGTTCCATTATGCAACCGTATTAATAGCTGTCCAAGTCGTTGAACCAGTTGTGTTAATATAAGCTCGAGTGACGTTAGTAGTGCCGTCTGTTCTTATATACAAAGAACCTTGAGCTGCTGTTATTGTCGGAGCACCTACTCCGAAGTAAACACCTAAAGTTCCTGTTCCATAGAAATAAGCATTACTTGCATCGCCTCCAGATATTGCAGCTGTAGTTCCGCCTACTTTCATATTCCCGTTTGAAACAGTATTACCACTTGTAGTTATAGATACATTTCCATTCCCAAGTAATAGTGTTCCACCGGTTGCGGAACAACTCAACTGAGCTGAACCACTTGTTTGTCCTGCAATGTTTATCTGACCTGCTATAGAACCTATAGTACCTACTTGAATCGGTTGAGAAACAGTTAAGAGATTTCCAGTAGCGCTTGAGAAGACAGAAACAAAACCAGAAGTAGTTCCGTTGAAAATTACATTACCACTGCTGACACCAGAAGAACCTGTTGTAATTTGTCCCGTTCCGTTAATCGCAAAGCCAGGACTTGCAAAAGCATTTCCACTAAATGTAGTAACTGAGAAATCAGCACCATTAGTTACAGAACCGCTTACTGTTTTAATAAGTGTTCCTGAACTCTTAACGGGGAATTGATTAATGCCATCTCCGAATTGAATTCCTCTGTTCCAACCTACAGCACCGGCTTGATTCGTCAAACGTACGGCAGCGTCATTACGTGAACCAGAAACAGCATCATTTGATGGCTGTACAACGGAGAAACCCCATTTATCAAGAACAGTAGATCCTGCTACGGCAGTAGTATTAAATTCATGTCCACATAGTTCAGCCATATTAGTGGCAGCAGCATTTATAATAGCTGTTGAATTACCACCGAAGATTGAACCTTTTTCAGTACCGACTCCGCCTCCGTCATTAGAAACGGCTTGCATCAAAAACTGACCGCCAACATAAAATCTACTTGTATTTGTAGCTGAAGTCGGCGAGGTTAATTGACCAACTGCTGTAAAAGCTTGACGAGATCCTTTGGTACTTGATCCACCGAAACTATGAAAAACATTGAAATTGGTTGCAATGTTTCCTACACCACTTGCATCTAAATTATCGACACCAATAGAAAATTGATTAAAGACATTACTAGAAGTAAAAGAACCAGGATTTGTTATAATACTGTTTAAACCTGCTGTAAGATTTTGAACAGCAGACCAAGTATTAACTCCGTCTAAAAATGGGACTGTATGTCCAGATGTACCCGTAGTTGCATTTACAATTGTAATATTTTGAGCACTCGTTACATCAGCAAGTCTAGCTGGAGAATTGAGAGTTGTGGGGAACGGAAGGTTAATAATTTGATTCCCATTCATATCCAAAGTGGAGAGCATCGGATTAGGACTCACTCCACTTCGAGATAAGACATCCGTAAAAGCTGTAGTTATAGCTGCGTTATTAGTGTTGACAGTGTTAACTGCCGACGTATCGTTTTGAAACGTAGCTACGTTATTGAGAGTAATATTTTCAGCCATAATCTACTTTCTATGTTTAGCCGTAGCAGACGTATGTGGGCGTAGTCACGTTAGTAATTCGAATGAATAGCGTTCGTGAAGTACCTGCATTCATAACGAGAGAAGTTTGTCCTGTATCAAAACTACCACCAGTTCCAACGTTAATTGTAATAGCATTGGCTGCAACACTAGCGTTAATTACATCGCAGACAAGAATATCTCCGACCTGAACACCCGCTGAATTAGCAGTCATATAGTTAAGAATATTGGTTGCATTGTCCAAATTCCAAACTGTTGCACCACTTGGAGTTTGAACTATAATACCACCACCGAGCATAGCTGCGGTAATAGTGCTAGGAGTAGTAGCAGCAGCGAAGTTAGTTGCAACTCCAGTGCCTTGCATCCACATAGTACCATACTGTTGTGCACCTGGTGCCGAAACACCTGCTGCAGCACCGGGAACATAGCCCCTAACGCGTTGATTCATGACTACTTCGTCAAGTCCACCCATAAGGTCGATTTGAGATGTATTAATTGCCATTTGTTTCCTTTCCTTTAGAATGGGGAGTCCGGTGAAAGCCGGAGCTCCCCATCACTAATTAGAAGTTAATATCACCATACATGGTGTAACGAAGCCTAAGCTTGATAAGCCCGTTAGTAAACGTACCAGTAGCGATAGTGCTAATCCAAGCGCTCTGTGGGAGCGGTGTAAGAGCATTTGTTACCAAAGGAACATTTCCCATCCAGTTACCGCTCGTTCCAACAGCAGTTGCAGTGTCCCACCTGAGACCTGTAGTAGCTGCCTGTGTGAATGAAACCCTCTGACCAGCCACCATATTGGCAGTGGCCAGTGTACCGATCAACTGACTGCCTGCATTAGGAGTCACTTGAACGAATGTAGAGTTCGGAGTACCGGGACTTGTTGTCACCAAACCAACTGCGATGCTAGTACCACCAGTGGCAGTAATAAGACCTTCAACAGTCACTTCTTCAAAGAAGAGCTGAGGAGTTGTAAGAGTGATTGTAGAACCACCAGCATTAACTGCATTAACCTGCAAAGGCACGAGGTTAGTCAGTGATTGAATACCTGCCGCAATAACAGTAGTATTGCCGGTAAACGTTGTGGGTGGAGCTGGGACAGTGTTACCCGCGATTACCATTGGAACAAGAGGAATGAGTTGTTCAATTTCCCTTGTTTCACCGTAAACGAGATAATCACCACCGAGTTCTGGGATTGCCTTCTGCGTACCATACTGCAGAGGCAGTCCATCTTGATTATACCAAAAACCTGCGACCATGTAATATCCTTTCTATTAGCTAGGCACCGCTGAGGTGTTTGTGAGGATAGTAACAAAGTTCTCAGGACGGTAGAGCTTAAAGCCCCATTCCGCAATGGTCAGATACTCTTCTTGCTGCAAGTCTTTATTGAACTCAGAGTAGACAGTAGGCAGTTGCCTAAAGGCTCCAACCCACGGTAGTGTGTCACCGGGAGCTGCAGAGAAGAAGTAATTAGCCACACCTGTGGTCACTGCGCCTGCAACACCACCTGAAGTAATCGTTTCAGAACCGACTGACGGAAGATAGTTGGACACGTAAATGTCGAACCCAAACAGGTTGAACCTGAACTTGAATCCCGTAACAGCGCCATCCTTAATGACGTTTTCCCACATGGGCATTGGTGACAACAGATTAACAAGATTAGCCTGTGTTTGTATTGTATAGGCAACGGAAGGATCAACGATCGCAACCAGATTCACCAGAGGAACATTAGCCTTTGTGAGTGCATAATGTGCTCGTGCGAAGTCAGGATAAGAGATCGCGCTTCCTGCGCCGGTACCAACCCACCGATGATCGGC